TATAAATCCTTTTTAGGATCATTACAGGCAATTCAGCGAGTTACATCTGACAGAGTGGCAACATCTGGTTTTACAAGTGTTCAGTATCTAAATAGTGACGTTATTTTTGATTCTGCGTGTCCAACAAATAAAATGTATTTCTTAAATACAGACTATTTGAGATTGGAAGTCGCAGCTAACAGAAACTTTGTTCCTGGTGAAGCAAGAATGTCAGTTTCGCAGGATGCTTTAGTTCAGCCAATGTTTTGGAGTGGAAATTTAACCTGTAGTAACAGAGCCTTACAAGGCGTTATTCACACATAATATTAACTAAATAGAAAGGAAGTTGTTATGACAATAGCAGCAATATTGGGTATTGACGTTACAGCCCAAAGTACAACACCAGAATTTATACCTGGTCAATTAGGAGTTGTTACAGGCTCTAATGGTACTAAAATTTATAAGTATCTTAAATATGATGATGGAACAGCAGCCGTTGATGGTGTAGCAGGTGAGGTGGCTTATTATTACACCTTAGATGGTTACAAAAATCATGTTTGCACATCTGATTTAAGTGATTCAGTTGAGATAGGTGCAGGAGTTATCCAGGCAAATATAGCAACAGAAACTTATGGATGGTTTCAAATCAAGGGAGCAGCCACATTAACGATTGCTTTGACAGCAGGTGCAGATGGCGATCCATTAACACCAACTGGTTCAGCCGATGGTACATTAGACGTATCTTCAGCAGCAACAGACAATGTGTGTGCGATTGCAGGTGATATTTCAGACAAAGAAATAATCTGTGATTTTGTAATGTAAATAAAACTATGGGGGCAGGGAAACTTGCCCTCGTATAACTAATCTGGAGGGATTATTAATGTCAGTTACACCACAATTTTATGAACGTGAATTTAATGGTAAATTAAGAGATTTTGTAAGAATTACTGTTAAGGGCATGAAAGATATATTTGAAGCACCTGTTAGACCACAGGATTTATCTAGGTTTCCAGAGGAATGGGAAGCCTACAAGAAAACCAAAGGCACTAAGAAAATAGTTGGTACACCACTAAAAGATTTACCTGCTATGTCAGAGTCAAGGCGAATAGAATTAGAATTAATTGGGATTGAATCTGTAGAAGATTTAGCTAAAGCAGATATAGACAATTTGCGAAGTATTGGTGAGCCGTATGTTGAATTACAACGTATCGCAGAATTAACTATGAACGCAAAAAAGCCAAGTCCTAAAAAAGTACATAAACCATTAAATATAGGAATACCAGATGAGCCTATTGACAATTTGCCAGAACGTAGCTGACTTCACAGGGTTTGAAAGAGAAAGTACCATTATTGGTAATACCTCACCTACTGCAAGACAGTTATTAGCTTTATCTCAACGTGAGGGTAAACAGTTAATGAGGGCTACTGCATGGCCTATACTATTAAAAGAGCATACGTTTTCTACTGCATCTGGTACACAATCTTATGCTTTGCCAACTGACTTTGATAGGTTTGTTGGTGATACTGCATTTAACAGAACTGACCTTGATAAGTTTACAGGGCCATTAACACCACAACAATATCAGCTTGATAGACATGGATCAGCAAGTGCAGGTATTACACAAAGGTTTAGGTTAAAATCAAGTTCTAATGCGTTAAAGTTTGATATTACACCAACACCTACGGCAACTGAAACTATTGGTTTTGAGTATGTAAGTAGTCATTGGAATCAAAAGACAGATGGTACATCTCAAGCAGCTTTTACTGTTGATAGTGATACAGGCATATTAGATGAATTATTGATAGAATTAGGTGTTACCTGGCGATTTAAACAGATGCATGGGCTTGATTACGCAGAAGACTTTAGACAATACCAATTAGAGTTAAGACAGGCTGTATCACGTTCTGGTGGCTCACCTGTAATAAGCCTAGATGATGCAAGGAGATTAAGGGTAAGTCCATATAGTTATAACTTACCTGATAGTGGCTATGGAAGTGTTTAATGCTACAACCTATACAAACGGCAAACAGATATAGAGTTAAATCTGTAAATATACCTGCACCTTTTGGTGGTCTTAACTCAAGAGATAGTTTGGATGCTATGGAACAGACAGATGCTATAGTAATGAGCAACTTCTTTCCTACTGTTGAAAAGATAACAACAAGAGAAGGTTTTTCTAGTTTCTGCACAGGAATAGGCACAGGAAATGTAGAAACTCTTATAGAGCATAATGCAGGTGCTAATAGACATTTATTGGCAGTTGGATCAAACGGCACATTATATCGTATAGATACTGGTAGTGCTGTGAGTAAGAAAACAGGCTTATCAAATGGTAGGTTTCAAACAGTAGAATTTAATGGATTAACCATTTTTGTAAATGGAGCAGATACACCCTTTAGTTGGAATGGCAGTTCAGCATCAAACCTTAGTATAACCTTGTCAGATAGTGCTAGTGCATCAACACTAAAGGGTGTTACAGCATTTAAAAACAGGCTTTATTATTTTACAGGTGTAGATCAGAACTTTTATTATTCAGCTACAGTAGACACGCATCAAGGTAATTTTACTAAGTTTCCTGTAGGTTTAGTTGGTACATTCGGTGGTAACTTAATTCAGATTGGCACTTTGACTATTGATGGTGGTGAAGGTGTCGATGATTTACTAACACTTATAATGAGTAGTGGTGAGGTTCTTGTTTATACTGGTACTGATCCAAGTGCATCTAGCTTTGCGTTAGTTGGTACTTTTAGGATTGCAGAACCTATAAATGAGCCTAGAGCCATAGCTAAATTAGGTGGTGATTTAATAGTTATAACAAAAGAAGGATATTTACCATTATCACAGGTTTTTAGACAAGACCTAGTTGGTAACAGAGCAGCAGCTATAAGTGAAAAAATTAGAGGTACAGTTATAAACCAGGTGGCTACAACAGGCACAACTACTGGTTGGCAAGTACACGTTTCTGCTGATGGTTCTAAAATGTATTTTAATTACCCTACAGGTGATGCGACAGATACATTTAACCAACACGTTTTTAATCCTATTACTAGGGCTTGGTCTATATTTCAAAATATACCTGCTCATGTATTTGCTAATTATAATGGTGATACATATTTTGGAACAACAGATGGCAAGGTATATAAAGTTGGTGGTGTAGCTGATTTAAGTTCAGCAATTACTGCTGATGTATCTTTTGCATTTAACTATTTCGGTGACAGATCAAGTGTAAAAAGATTTACAAGTGTTGCTCCAACATTTGAATCTATAGGTGATGTTGCGTTTGATTTTGGGTTGGCTATAGATCAAAGAACACCATCAGGTATTAATTTAGCTACTGGGTCTTTTGATTCAGAGGTAGCTGCATGGGATGCTGCTCAATGGGATTTAGACTTCTGGGGCGATACGATTGCAGCAGGAATAGTACAAAAAAGAAAAGCAGTTGGATCGTTAGGCAGGTCAGCATCTTTAAGAATAAAAGTAGCTTCATCAACACAAGTTGTAAGCATAATAAACAATAATTTTCACTTTATACCAGGAGGCCCATTGTAATGGCATATTCGTCAGGTACATTTTCAAGAATCTATGATTGGACAGATGACAGAGATAATGGCATCAAGATCAGAGCAGATCGCATGGATGCAGAGTTTGATGGAATAGCTACAGGTTTATCGACTGCGTTATTAAAAGATGGCACACAAACAGCCACAGCTAAAATACCATTTGCAGTAGGGTTATCTGTTATTGATAATCAAACTGTATTATTAGGCACAAACTCTGACATAGCTATACAGTATGACGAAACCACAAATGATAGTTTAGAGATAGCTGCTAATGTTGAAGGTGCTGCCTTAAATGTAGTGTTAAAAGCAGATCAGGGCGATGATAATGCAGACCAACATAAACTAAGTATTTCTGATGGTGGCACACTTACTCTAGGCAGTAAGATTAGTGGATCGTTTGTAACTTATTTAACTCATACACCTAATGCAACAGTTGCTAGTTCTACTTTAGCTGTAGCAGGTAATTTGACAGTTGGTGGTAACTTAACACTAGGTTCTGGTGCAGTATTATCTGAAGCTGAACTTGAACAATTAGATGGTATTACAGCAGGTACAGTAACAGCAAGTAAAGCAGTAGTTGTAGATGCTAACAAAGACATCGGATCATTTAGAAATATTACATTAACTGGTGAACTCGATGCAGGTTCATTAGATGTTAGTGGTGATGCAGATATAGACGGCACATTAGAAGCTGATGCTATGACTTTAAATGGTACTGCCATAACGACAACTGCAACATTATCGACTGGTATTTCAAATGGTAACTTGCCTGTATTTACAACAGGTGTTGCTGATGATGACTTTTTAAGAGTTAATGGCACAGCTATAGAAGGTCGAAGTGCTAGTGAGGTATTAAGTGATATAGGTGGTCAAGCAGCATTAACTTTCGGAATATCAAACACTAATATTCCTATATTTACAACTGGTGTAGCAGATGATGACTTTTTAAGAATAAATGGAACATCTGTTGAGGGTAGATCAGCAAGTGAAGTGTTAAGTGATATTGGTGGGCAGGCATCATTAACATTTGGCATATCAAATACCAACGCAGTTAAAATAGACAGTGCATCTGTAGCCGATGACGAATATGCCAGGTTCACAGCAAGTGGTCTTGAAAGCCGAAGTACGGCTGAAGTTCTATCTGACATTGGTGGTCAAGCTAGTTTGACTTTCGGAATATCAAACACAAATGCAGTTAAAATTGATAGTGCAAGTGTCGCTGACGATGAGTATGCAAGATTTACAGCAAATGGTTTAGAGAGCAGAAGCACTAGCGAGGTTGCTAGTGATATAGGTGCAGCAACATTAGACGATGCAACAGCATTAGCAATAGCTTTAGGATAAGGAGAAAAAATGGCAAACACATTTAAGGTAGTATCTCACGATGTTATGCCTGCTAGTGCAGGAACACCAGAAGATTTATATACTACACCTGGTAGCACAACGACTGTGGTACTGGGATTAATAATATCAAATGTTCACACAAGCCAAGTAACAGCTAGTGTAAAGCTAGTATCTGATACAAGTGGTGGTGGTAGAACAGCTACGAATACAACGACATTCTTACTGAAAGATGCACCAATACCAGTAGGTGGTTCACTAGAGATATTATCAGGTAACAAGGTTGTGTTAGAAACGACAGATAAACTACAGATAGATTGTTCTGTGGCAGACAAGGTATCAATTACACTAAGTATCATGGAGATTACATAATGCCTTATGTTGGTCAAACCATAACAGAAGTATTTCCTACGTCTATTAGTGTTGATAGTGCGACTATAAAAGGTGATACAACTATTGGTGATGCTAGTGCAGCAGACAAGAAGATATTGTTTGATGGTAATGCACAGGATTTTCACATAGGACTAGATGACAGCACAGATTCATTGACAATAGGTTTAGGTTCTGCGTTAGGCACAACTTCACATATGGTTATAGATGCAAATGGTCATGTAACCAAACCATTACAATCTTGTTGTCTTGTAAAACCAAATTCCACAATATCAAACGTTTCAAATTCTTCAGCAATAACAATGACATTTGATAATGAAATTTTTGATGTAAATGGAGATTTTGCTTCTAATACATTTACTGCACCTGTTACTGGTAAGTATCTAATAAATTTTTCCCTTGCACTGAGTAATATTGACACTGCTGCTAATTATTATCAAGCATATATAAATACTAGTAATAGAAATTATTTTACTGCAAATTATGACCCAGATTTTGCAGATGCAGATTTTACTCTATTTAATATGCAAGGTAGTGCTGTTTGTGATTTAGATGCAGGAGATACAGCAAAAATTACTTTCCAACAATCAGCAGGCACTGCACAAACAGATATAGATACAAATTCATTTATCAATGTAACATTGATATGTTAGCCAAGAGTGAAACAACTCAATCATAAAGGAGATATAAAATGGCAAATCACGAAAAGAAAATAACATTAACAGATTTACAACAGAAGATTCTGTCTAATGATTTATACAATGATGTATCAGACAATGCAGGTGTAGATGCTTGGATTGATGGTGCAATCAATGGCAAGTTAAACAACTGTTGGAAACGTATGCAACAAGAGTGGACTACAAAGTTAATGAATGACGATAGCTTCACAGATGCAATACCATCTAATCAGGCAGACTTTGTTGCACTTGTAACTGCGAGAAGTGA